ATTTTGGTAGTTTAAAAAATTGTTGTATCTTTGCATAGAATTTCAGACTAACTAACTATCAACTAAAACACTTATTACTTATGAATTATGACGATTGGAAATTAAACAACCCTACAGATGATGGATTTGGATATAATATGGTGTCAACTTGTTGTGGAGCAGAAATTGGGGAGGGAGATGTGAGCTCCTGTTGTGGTGCTAGTATGTTGGGAGAAACCGACATATGTGGAGATTGTAAAGAACACGCAGATAGAGATGAGATGTGCTGTCAAGAGTGTGGAGATATTTGTGATGAGATAGAAGATTATGAATACGAGCAAATACAAAA